GCTCTCACCGCTGTGGCGGCGTACAGCATGGTCATCCCGGTGCCGTCGAACGCGACTCCGTAACCATGCAAAAACTGGAACTCACGGTGCGGGCGGCTGGCGAGCCGGAGGAACTCTGTTCCAACATTCGCTCGTCGCTTGCCCGTGGGTTGCCAGAGTTGGCCCCCGCTCTCTGCACCCACGACGGAACATTCGTGTGTGTGGCGAGCGGGTGGTCAATGCCCAACTTCGTCGAGGAGATTCGGGCAGAGCGGGCGAAGGGTCGCCCCATCGTCGCCGTAAAGGCCGCACACGACTTCCTGTGCGAGAACGGCATAGAGCCTGACCTGTGGGTCAACCTCGACCCACGCGACCGCACAAGCGGTATACAGCGCCACAACGCGCATACGACCTACCTCGTCGCCTCCCGCTGCCCCCCGGCTACCTTTGACACGCTCAAGGGGCGCAAGGTGGTGCTGTGGCACTCGTGGGCTGAAGGGCCGGAGATGAAGGCGTTGGGCGCGGGCAAGTTGGCGGTCGGCGGCGGCACCACCTCGGGGATGCGCGCCATCAACATCGGTTACCTGTTGGGTTTCCGCAACTTTGTGTTGTACGGATACGACAGTTGCAACCGGGCTGATGGCATTAAGCGATTTACGGGCGAGATGACCGGCCCAACGATGGATGTGTTTGTGGGCGCGGAGAAGCGCAAGTTCACCTGCAATGCTGCGATGGCGCAGCAGGCAAACGAGTTCCAGATGATTTACACCGTGATGCCCGACATTACGGTGGAGGCCAAAGGGCCGGGGTTGATTGCCGCCATCATCGAAGAGCGCCGCAAGATGGCGCTGGCGGCTTGAGATGGCAATACCCTCACGGGTGCTTGGCGCAGGCGTAGACAGCCTCAAAACCGTCTCCATCTGCGGGGACGGTACTAGCACCGCGACCGCCACCGGAACCTCGGCAGGCAATGCGCTGCAAATAACCTATGTTTACACCAACATCAACAGCGCGGCGGCTGGCACCGGCGTAAGACTGCCCCCGACCGAGATGGGCGAGACGGTCATCGTCAAGAACAGCACCGCCAACGCCATCACGGTGTACCCGTATGACGCGGGCAGCAGCATCAACAACGCAGGCTTCGGCACAATCAACGCCGACTGCTCGGCCATGTTCTTTGCCGTTAGCAACACGCTCTGGGAAGAGTTGCAGGGCTTCGGGCGGTCGGTTCCTATCCTGCACTATGGGGCGTTCTCGGATACAACGACTCAAGTTGCAGCGTCCATCGACACCGCCTACGCCATGACCTTTACGACGACCGACGCGGCAAACGGGGTGTCCATCGGCTCGCCTACTTCACGCCTTGTCGTAGCCAATCAGGGCGTTTACAACGTCCAGTTTTCGGCGCAACTCGACCAGACTTCAGGCGGCACGGTTAACGTCTATATCTGGCTGCGTAAGAACGGCGTCAACGTCCCCAACACCGCCAGCACCGTTGCATTGCAGGGAACGGCGGCAAGGCTTGTTGCGGCGTGGAACTTCATCATCCAGTTGGAACCCACAAACTATGTCGAATTGATGTGGGCAACGGACAATACCAACGCTAGAATCCTTGCTGCCAGCGCCACAAGTGTTTGGCCTGCGATTCCTTCGGTCATTGCGACCTTAACACAGGTCAACAACCTGTGATTCTTCCCCCCTCCCCACAGGAGTAACGACGATGCCTTTGGACAGCGACATTTTCAACGCGGACGAGCAACTCCAAGTCGAGTTCTACATCGCAAAGGATGTAGACCCGAAGTGGGATGGCAAGCCGTTTGTGCGTATCAACATCCCCGGCGACAAGACGACCATCATCGAACAGCCGGTGACGGAAGACCACAAGAAGCGGTTTCCGCGCCAGTATCTTTATTTCCAGATGAAGCAAAACGAGCAGGACGCCCCTGCGGTTGGTACCTCGCTCGACATCTGGTTTGCCGAGGGCAACGGCGACATCACCCGTGGACACATTGAGGAACTTCGCATCCTGAAGTTCCAGACCGTGGAGCAGATTGCCAGCGCATCCGACGCGCAGTTGCAGCGCATCGGCATGGGCGGCACCGGCCTGCGGGAGAAGGCAAAGGCGTTCCTCGCTCGGCGCAATCGCTCCGAGACGGAAAACCAACTGGACGAAACCAAAAAGCAACTGGCCGAACTTCAGGCACAGATGGCTGCGCTCATGGCGCGCAAGCCCGGTCGCCCGAAGAAGGAGCCGGTCGTGGAGAGTTAACGCATGAGTACCACAACCATGTTGGCGTTGGTTCAGCAGGTCACCGCTGAACTGGGTTTGCCCATCCCCGCTACGGTCGCGGGAAACCCCAATCAGGATGTGGTGCAGATTCTTGCCCTGATGAACGCCTCGGGGTACGAGTTGATGCGGCGCGCCGACTGGCGCGAGTTGACCAAGCAGCACACCTTCTACACCGAGGCCATCAGCACCACCGGGACATGGACGACCTCGGCGTATGCCATCACCGGCATCCCTGACACCTCGTCCATCGACTCGACCTATCAGGTGCAGGGCGTCGGCATCCCCAACGCCACCTATGTGACGGGCGTGCTGTCGCCGTCGTCCGTGTCCATCAACTACGAGCCGACCGAGGCGCAGGTTGACGGCAATCTGGTGTTCCAAAAGGTCAAGTACGCGCTGCCCTCGGACTACTACAGCAGCGTCAACCGCACGCATTGGGACAAGAGCAAGCGGTGGGAAATGCTCGGCCCCGAGTCGCCGCAGCAATGGGAGTGGCTGCTGTCGGGCTACATTTCGACCGGCCCCCGTATCCGTTACCGCCTGCTCGGCAAATACTTCCAGATTTGGCCGGGGATGAACGCGGGCGAATTGCTCGGGTTTGAGTACCGCAGCAACGCATGGGCCGAGAGCGCGGCGGGTGCTGCCAAGACTTCAATGACGGCAGACACCGACACCTGCATCTATCCCGACCGCGTGATGGTGTTGTCAACCAAACTTAAGTATTTCGAGGCAAAGGGCTTCGATACGACCGCCATCTTCCGTGACTACCTTGCGGAACTTGAGACGGCCATCGCGCAGGACACGGGCGCTGCCAACCTGTCGTTTGCCCCGCGCCCCGGCACGGTGCTTATCGGCTACGACAACATCCCCGACTCTGGCTACGGATACGAGAACTGATGGCCGTCGCCCGTCGCAGACTGGTTCAGCGCGCTGCGGCCAATGTCGCAAGCCTGCCGTCGCCTGTGGGCGGGTGGAACGCGCGCGACTCGCTCGCCAACATGGCTCCCACGGATGCCGTGCAGTTGGAGAACTACTTTCCCGGCGTGAGCAATGTCAACCTGCGCGGCGGGTATGTGAAGCACGCCACGGGGTTCCCCGACGATGTGGAAACCCTGATGACCTACAGCGGCGGCACAGCCGACGAGTTGTGGGCGGTGTCGGATGGCAAGTTCTACAACGCCACGACTGCGGGTGCCATCGGCGCGGCGGCGGTCAGCGGGCTGTCGAACTCCAAGTGGGAATACACCAACATCACGACTTCCGGCGGCAACTACCTCTACGCCGCCAACGGGGTCAACACCCCGTATCTTTACAACGGCACCACATGGACGAGCATTACGGGCGCGTCCACGCCTGCCATCACGGGCGTCACGACCACCACGCTGACCTCTCCGACGCTCTTCAAGAACCGGATGTGGTTCATCCAGAAGGACACGCTAAAGGCGTGGTACCTGCCGACCTCCAGCGTCGGCGGCGCGGCGCAGGTTCTTGACCTGTCGTCCATCGCGCGCCTCGGCGGCGTGTTGGTGTCGATGGCGTCGTGGACGATTGACGCAGGTTACGGTGTGGATGACAACCTTGTCTTTGTCACCGACAAGGGCGAGGTCATCGTTTATCGCGGCACCGACCCCTCGTCTGCGTCCACATGGGCGTTGATTGGCGTGTGGATTGTGGGTTCGCCCATCGGTAACCGCTGCCTGCTCAAGTACGGCGGCGACCTGCTCATCCTGACGCTCGACGGGCTTGTGCCGCTTGCCTCTGCGCTCCAGTCGTCCCGCCTTGACCCCAACATCGCGCTGTCGGACAAGATTCAAGGCGCGTTTGCGGCGGCTGCTGCGGCGTACAAGGACAACTTCGGGTGGTGTATGTTGTACAACCCGAAGAACAACGCCCTCATCGTCAATGTGCCGGTGCGCGAGGGCGCGCAAGAGCAATTCGTGATGAACAACATCACGAAGGCGTGGTGCAAATTCACGGGTTGGAATGCGTTTCACTTTGCGCTGTTGGATGACACCCCGTACTTCGGCGCGGCGACCTTTGTCGCAAAGGCGTGGACGACCGACAGCACCGGTTACATCGATGATGCCAACAACATCAACGGCAAGATTCTCCAAGCCTTCAACTACTTTGAGACTCGCGGCGTAAAGAAGATTTTTACGCGCGCGCGGCCCTCCATTTTCAGCAACGGCACCCCTTCGGTGACGGTGGGCATCAATGTTGATTTTAATATTGCCGATAATGTGGCTCCCGTGTCGTTTACGCCGCCGACTACGGCATTCTGGGACACCGCCGTGTGGGACACGGGTGTCTGGGGGTCAGACCTCGAAATCCAGAACAACTGGCAGGGTGTAACCGGGGTCGGCTACTGCGGGGCTATCCAGTTCCAGAGCAGCAGCAAGAAACTGGCTATCCAATGGGCTTCAACTGATGTGGTGTATCAACTCGGATGGGCTGGCATATAACAAGCGGCCCCGAAGTGGGCGAATGGGTGTGCGACATCACGGGCGGCGGGTATCACGCCGAACGCTCCAACGCCATCGGGCTGCGTAAAGGCGAGGAACTGGTCTGCGGCGTGGTCTACGAGAACTGGAACGGGCGCAGCATCGTCTGTCACATCGCGTTCCTTGACCGCTTAACCCCGGCTTACCTTGCCGCCGTGTTTGACTATCCGTTTAATGTCTGCGGGGTTGACAAAATCATCGCCCCTGTGGGCAGCAAGAACGCGAAAGCGTTGTCGCTTGTGC